CTTCTTTATATTGAAGGAGTTTTTCTTCAGTCTGAACTCAAGAACCGCAACGGTCGTATGTATCCGTTTGATGTTCTCAACCGCGAGGTTCAGAGATACAGCGAAGAATATGTAAAGACCAAGAGAGCTCTTGGAGAACTCGGTCATCCAGATGGTCCCACCATCAATCTAGATAGAGTGTCGCACAGAATTGTTGAACTCCGCGCAGAAGGACACAACTTCTATGGCAAGGCACAAATTCTTGACACCCCCATGGGACAGATTGCTAAGTCACTTCTCGATGAAGGAGTGCAACTTGGCGTTTCTTCTAGAGGTATGGGCAGCATTGATAAGCGTGAAGATGTTGCTGTTGTTCGTGATGATTTCTTCCTTACAACTGCTGCTGATATTGTAGCAGATCCTTCCGCGCCAGATGCGTTTGTTAATGGCATCATGGAAGGAAAAGAGTGGGTTTGGGAGAACGGTATTTTAAGAGAAGCAAAGATTGATAAATACCGTAAATACATTGATGAGGCAACTCGTCAAAATTTAGAGGCAAGAACGCTCAAAGTTTTTGAGCATTTCCTCTCAAATTTATGATTTAATAAATAAATTTAGATTAATTATACGGAAATAGAGGTAAACTCAAATGTCAGATATGCTAAACGAAAAGTTTGGAGAGTTTGTTGCTGAACAAAACATTGTTATGGAAGCTGGCGGAAGGGATCCTATGCCCACCGTTACGGCTTCTGTCATTCCTGGAACAGGCAGCGACCCTTCCCAGGTTTCTGACGTACAGACTGCAAGATCTGGCGGAAGAGATCCTATGCCAACAGTTCAACCATCAGTTGCTCCTGGTCAAAAGGCAGCAACAGATTTGGGTGGTTCAACTTCTGGTCCTCTTCACGATAACGATGAAGAAGGTGAAGAGAATCCTGGAGCAAAAGCTGCAGCACCTATCTCTCAAATTTCTGGTGATCCACAACTAGCATCCAAGAAAGATGCTGGTGATCAGGGAACCCAACCTCATGTTGGTGCTGAAGTAGCATACGGCACCAAGATGGGCGGCGCAGTTAAGTATCCAATCCACGCAGGATTTGAGATTGATATGACTGACGACGTTAACGCCCTCCTAGAGGGAACAGAACTCTCAGAAGAGTTTGCACAGAAAGCAAAGACAATCTTTGAAGCTGCTGTAAAAGCAAAACTCTCAGAAGAGTATGACAGACTTGTAGAACACTTTGCCACTGAACTAGAGAAGCAAGTAGAAGAGATCAAGAACGAACTTGCTGAAGAAGTTAATGGCACTGTGAACTACGCCATCGGTCAATGGATGGAAGAGAACCAAGTAGCCATCGACCGTGGTATCAGAAATGAGATCACTGAAGACTTTATCGCAGGTCTTAAGGGTCTCTTTGAAGAGCACTATATCGCTATCCCAGACGAGAAAATCGATGTGGTAGAAGGTATGGCTGATCAGATTCGTGAAATGGAAGAGCGCCTCGACGAACAGGTTAAGGCGAATGTGAAACTACAAAATCGTCTTAATGAGACTGCCAAAATCAACATTCTGAACACTGTTTCGGAAGGACTTGCAGATACTCAGAAAGAGAAACTCGCAGCACTTGCTGAAGGTCTAGATTTTGTTTCCGAGGAAGAGTTTTCCAGAAAGGTTAAAACCATTAAGGAATCCTATTTCAAAGAATCAACATCAATCCCAAGCGATGTTATCGACGAGACACCAGTAGAAGGATTTGAAGATGTATCACCAGCAATGGCGCAATATCTTCAAGCACTCAACCGCTGGTCCAAATAATTAATTCCCCCTATTTTTCCCAAACGGAGCAAACAAATGTTTAACGCAAATGCTCTAACCGAAAAGTGGGCACCTGTTCTAGGTCATGAGGGCGCTGGCGCAATCAAGGACAATTATAGAAAGGCTGTTACCGCTGTTCTGTTAGAAAATACCGAAAGATCACTACGCGAAGAGCGTGGTATGATGACAGAAACAATCAATAGTGCTGGCGCTATTGGAACCAACGCGCTATCAGGTAGCGGTCTTGACACCAAAACTGGTGGTCTAGCAGGTTTCGATCCTGTCATGATCTCCCTAATCCGCCGTGCAATGCCTAACCTCGTTGCATATGACATCTGCGGTGTTCAACCAATGAGCGGTCCTACTGGACTAATCTTCGCAATGAAGTCACACTATCAAGCACAAGATGATAGCGGACTACGCACTGGTCGTGAGGCACTCTACAATGAGCCTGACAGCAACTTCTCTGCTTCTTCAGAGGGTCCTGGTGCTTATGACAACAACCCACTCGGAACCGATGATGTATATCCTCTAGGCGATGGTGGTGTTACCGATGCAAACCCAGGTCTTCTAAACGACGCAACTGGTGGTGGTACAACCGCTGCTAACTATGAGCGTGGCGCAACCGCTATGGCTCGTAACGTTGCAGAAACTCTTGGTTCGGGTTCAACTCTATTCAACGAGATGACCTTCAGCATCGAGAAGACTGCTGTTACCGCTAAGACCAGAGCTCTCAAGGCAGAATACACCCTAGAGCTAGCACAAGACCTCAAGGCAATCCATGGTCTTGATGCTGAGCAAGAGCTTGCCAACCTACTTTCCAGCGAGATCCTTGCTGAAATCAACCGTGAAGTCGTTCGTACTGTATACACCATTGCTAAGAGCGGTGCTCAGAACAATGTTGCTAACGCAGGCGTATTTGACCTCGACGTTGACAGCAACGGTCGTTGGTCGGTTGAGAAGTTCAAGGGTCTAATGTTCCAGGTTGAGCGTGATGCTAACGCAATCGCAGTTCAAACCCGTAGAGGAAAGGGCAACTTCATCATCACTTCAGCTGACGTTGCTTCTGCTCTTGCAATGAGCGGAACTCTTGACTACACCTCAGGTCTATCAGGTGCTGGTGGTCCTAAGATTGGTGAAGTTGATGACACTGGTAACCTCCTTGTAGGAACCATGAACGGTCGTATCAAGGTCTATGTTGATCCTTATTCGGCAAACGTTTCCAACACCCACTACTATGTTGTTGGTTACAAGGGAACCTCCCCATATGATGCAGGTCTATTCTACTGCCCATATGTTCCCCTCCAGATGCTCCGCAGCATTGATCCTAACACCTTCCAGCCAAAGATTGGCTTCAAGACCCGTTACGGTATGGTTGCTAACCCATTCGTCGTTCAGTCGAATGGCACACCAGATGCTGAGGCTCTCACTGCTAACCGCAACCAGTACTACAGAAGAGTACGTGTTGCAAACCTCATGTGATCCATTCACAATTCAACACACAGGGACCCCAAAAGGGTCCCTTTTTTTGTAAATAGTAAAATGCGTTATTGTTAAGTTATGCCACGAGGAAAGATGAGTAGAGTTGACATGCTCGCAAGAGTATATAAAATGAAGACGGCACTACATGACGGAATTTTTATCAACAAAGGTAAAGACTGGAATGATGGTGCCAACTACACTTTAGATAGAATACTGGACATTCTAAACGAGTATCATTCATGAACCAATCTTCTCTTATCCTACTGTTGTGCTTATCTCCACTTGCGGTAATTTTTATCGTGATGAAGATGGCACTATGGATGGGAGAGACTGCTTCTTTTGCGGCAAAAACTAAAGAGTTAGAACGTATGCAGCATGGTCCTTATATTGTTTGGGATGAAGAGGAGGAAGATGAATGGTCTTAGATGATCTTTATCAAAGAGTAGCTCGGGCAAAAATGAATGTTCTAATGGAAGAACCATGCCCATTGTATGAACCAGAATGGGAAAACACTTATGGCACATCGTATGAACCAAATAGAACCAGAACGTTTAGTAACACAAAAAGAATGCCAGGAGATGATTGATGCTGCTATACGACAGCACAATCGGAATGCTTCCATTATTTCTATGTGCGTTGGTTGGGTGGTTCTTGCTTTATTTGCTGAAGGACTTCTAAGACTTATTGGCGTCATTCCACCACTACTACCATGGCTAAACATTACCCTGAAATAATAGGAATTGCTTTCCTTTTGGTATTTGCTGCCACAATGTTCTATCAAGGAACATGTATTCTTAGGGGGCAGCGCGGATACTCACTCAGAGATTATCTAAAGCAGGATAGCACTAACATGCGCCGCAGAATGGAGGAACTACTCAAGGATAAATAAGTAGTAGCTTGGGAAGTTGACATGTCTGCGAAATGGTATAAGGAGCAACCAAAGAATAGAAATTTTCTAAATCCTATTGGTTACCTTTTGAAGTTGGATAAATTTGAAGGAACAGATTTCTTTTGTCAAAGAGCAAATGTTCCTGATATTTCTATGCCTACTACGGAATTTCCAACAAGATTTCGCAACTTACCTATCATCCCTGGAGGTGGTGTCACCTTCGGGGATTTTACCGTACAGTTTATTGTTGATGAAGATTTAAAAAATTATTACTCAATTCATCAGTGGATGCGTCAGAACGGCAGAGCAGATGACGATGCGGACACTCCACCACAAGAAGAATACAGTAATGCTCAACTACACATTGTAACTTCTCAGTACAACCCAGCATTTATTGTATCGTTTGAAAATATCTTTCCAGTATCATTGTCTGGTCTAGAATTCAATGCTACAATGACAGATGTAGAATACATTACTGCTGAAGTTACATTCAAACATCAGCGATTTTTTATCCTGAATAAAAACATGAAACCTTTATGAATTTTGAAACTCTTCGTAATAAATTTGACAAACTACGTGAAGAATGGGCAGAAGATAGTGCAGTAGATTTTCAGTTCAAGAACAAACAGTATACCACAGATCTTGGACAACTTGCGTTAGACATCCCTTTCCAACACAATAAATACTTAAACCATTACACTGATATCTCACAGATCAAAACTTCTCTGGAGTTTGAAATCAGAAAGCTTGTAAAAGAAAAACGCGAATACTACAGTGGTGAAGCTGATGCTCGTGTTTACGCAGAAAAACCTTTTGGCGGAAGAATTCAAACTTCCGAAAAAATGAAGACTTACCTAGAGAGTGATGATGAGATTATCAATCTTGAGGCGAAGATCAAGTATCTAGACCAGATGTTATACTGGTTAGATCAGGTTATGAGGCAGATTTCAAACAGAGGGTTTCAGATCAAGAGTGCCATTGAATGGGAGAAATTTATTAATGGACAATAATGACCCTCCTATCTGTAAAGAAGAAGAACGAAGTATACGTTACTATCCAGTCCACAGAGCCTCATGTTCACATGGAGCTCTCGGACTATTTTACTTTTGAAGTTCCAGAAGCAAAGTTTCTAAAGAAGAACCCACGTTACAAATACTGGGATGGAACTATTCGTCTTTACTCTCCTGGAACTGGAGAACTATATGGTGGGTTGATGAAGCACCTTCAGGTGTGGGCAGAAGAACGTCAATACACTATCAAATATGAAAAGAATGATTGGTATGGAGATGTTACAGAAACTAACGACTTTGTTTCTCCTGCTGGTATCAAAACCTTTATGGACAAAATCACCAGAGAGGGAATTACTCCAAGAGAGTATCAATACCGTGCTGTCTACGAAGCAATAAAAAATAATCGAAAGCTTTTACTTTCTCCTACGGGGTCTGGTAAATCTTTGATGATCTATTCCCTCGTCAGATATTATACTGCTACCGACAAGAAGACGTTGATCATCGTCCCTACTACGTCCCTCGTAGAACAAATGGTCAATGATTTTAGTGACTATGGGTGGAATGCTGAAGATCATGTCCATAAGATTTACTCTGGTAAAGATAAAAATACTGACAAACCAATTATTATTTCTACTTGGCAATCAATCTATAAGTTTCCTAAAAGATACTTTGATGATATTGATTGTGTGATTGGTGATGAAGCGCACCTGTTCAAATCAAAATCACTTACTGGTATTATGACAAAGCTTCATAATGCTAAGTATAGATTTGGTTTCACTGGAACACTTGATGGTAGCAAGACACACAAGTGGGTATTAGAAGGTTTGTTTGGTGATTGTGAGCGTGTAACAAAAACGGATGATCTTATCCGCGAAGGGCACCTATCTAAATTTAGGATCAAAGTATTACTTTGTAAACATGCTCCACAATATTTTGACACATATCATGATGAAATTGAGTATCTAATACAACATCGTGGTAGAAATAATCTCATCAAAAATCTTGTTAAAGATATTGATGGTAATACACTTGTCTTATTCAACTATGTGGAGAAGCATGGTGAACCACTTTTTGATTTGATAAATAGCACAATAGACCCCACACGAAAAATATTTTTTGTTCATGGTGGGACTGATGTTGAAGATAGAGAACAAGTCCGTCAGATTACCGAAAGTGAAAACAATGCTGTGATCATTGCTTCATACGGTACGTTCTCAACAGGTATCAATATCAAAAGGCTACACAATATTATCTTTGCCTCTCCAAGTAAATCGCGCATCAGAAATTTACAATCTATTGGACGTGTATTGCGTAAAGGTGAAGGAAAGGACATCGCAACTTTATACGACATTGCTGATGACATAGGAGGACAAAATTATACTCTCAAACATCTAAATGAAAGAGTTAATATTTACAATGAAGAAAACTTTAAGTATGAGGTTATAAAAGTAAATCTTAGAGCAAGTTAATATGGAAGAAGAATTTTATGCAACAATAAAATTAGTATCTGGTGAAGAAGTAGTAGCTAAAGTTTGCTACCTTCCAGATGAAGATAAAATCATGTTGGACAGACCACTGGCAGTCGAAACAGCTAAACAAAAAAAGGGACAATTAGAAGTCACAGGTTTTTCTTTAAAAGAATGGATCTCTGCTACGTTTGATGATATGTTTATTATCAAACGAGATCATGTTCTTACAATGACTGAACTAGATGAAACTATTGAAGAGTTCTATGTTAAAACTCTCAAAAAATTAGAGAGCGCCAAAACACTTGTTGGTAGAGGATCCAAACTTCCTCGTAGATCTGGATATCTTGGATCGATCAAAGAAGTGAAAAAATCTTTAGAAGATATCTATAAGAAAAGTTAAAAGCTTTATTTCCCTTGAACCCTTGACAGAGTTATTGTACTGGGTTTCTGAGGTCGTGTCAAGCCCCCTTTACAATCGATCAATACGATGCTATACTTGATACAGATAATGTGAGACAACCGTGACATTCGCAGTAATGACCAAGAAAAAAACAGAAAATTACGTTAATAACAAAGAGTTTCTTGCTGCGATATCTGCATATCGACAGAAGGTTATTGCTGCGAAGGAAGCAGGAAAACCTCGACCACGAGTAACGAATTACTTGGGTGAGTGTTTCCTCAAGATTGCCACACACTTATCTTACAAACCAAACTTTGTCAATTACATGTTCCGAGAGGACATGATTTGTGACGGAATTGAAAATTGCTTGCAGTACATTGATAACTTTGATCCTGAAAAATCGACCAACCCGTTCGCCTATTTTACTCAGATTATCTACTACGCTTTTCTCCGCCGTATTCAGAAGGAAAAGAAGCAACTTGAAATCAAAGGAAAAATCCTTGAGCGATCTGGATATGACGAAGTAATGCACACAGACACATTTGATGGTACAATGTCTGGTATGAACGCTTCCTATTCTGACATGGGAACTATCAAAGAAAGTATTGAGAACCGAATGAACCGATGAGTGATTATGAATGGATTGATGAATGTTTCCGTGTCGAACAGAAACGCTTTGGAACTTGGTCTAGCTACGATAAAGAAGGTCAGGGCATCCTCACCACACTTAGTAAGGAACACCTTATCTCTGCGACCCGTTGGTATCTACGAGCAAAACAAGAAGGGTTCCCTGACCCAACTATTCAATACGATGGAACTGTTGGAGGAAAACTATGAAGATCGCTCTGATTACTGACCAGCATCTTGATGGGCGCAAAGGATCTCTAGCATTCTGGAATTACTTTCAGAAGTTCTATGATGAGGTATTCTTTCCCACACTAGAGAAGAAAAAAGTTACTCATATCATTGACCTTGGAGATACCTTTGACAACCGTAAGTCAATGGACTTCAATACATTTCATCGTGTGAAGGAAAATTACTTTGACAAACTACAAGGTTACAAAGTTCATATGCTTCTTGGTAATCATTGTACTTATTACAAGAATACCAACCGCATCAATTCACCTGAACTCTTACTGGAGAACTATTCAAACATCAGCATTTATGCTTCACCAAAGCATCTTACAATAGGTAGTAAGAAGTTCCTGATGTTGCCTTGGATCAACGCAGAAAACCGTGATGATGTTTTGAAGCTACTTGAAACTTCTGATGCTGATATTTGCTGTGGTCATTTGGAACTCAATGGATTTGAAGTTACACCTGGAATGACGATGGATCATGGCATGGATGCTGGTTTGTTTCATCGTTTTAATCGTGTATGGTCTGGACATTTCCATCATCGTTCAAAGAAAGGGAACGTTCAGTATCTTGGCAATCCCTATCAGATGTATTGGAATGATTACAAGGACACCCGTGGATTTCATATTTACGATACTCAAAGTGATAAACTTGAGTATATCCCAAACCCGTTTGAAATCTTCGACAAGATCATCTATGATGACACGAAGGCAGATTACAACAAACAAGATGTGTCTGATTATAAAGACAAGTACATCAAGATCGTCGTTGATGAAAAACGAGACTACCAAATGTTCGAAACACTGGTTGATCGTCTTTACAACGTAGGTGTTCATGATGTCAAGATTGTTGAAAATCTTGTCAGCGAAGACAGCAAAACCGACATTGATATCTCCGCAAAAGATACATTGACACTTCTGAATGAGTATATTGATGAAGTAGAAATGTCCGTAAGTAAGTCTGATCTCAAGACACTTATGAGATCTCTATATATTGAGAGTTGCAACGTTTCCTAAAATGTTCATCGTAACTTTGGAAGATCAACCAGATGGTGTATATTCTGTCTTTGACGAACACGAAGACAGAGTTATTCCTATCTTTCAAGAAGAAGACGATGCTGACAGATATTTGATGATGTTACAAGAAGATGTGGATTACCCACCCATGCAGATTGTAGAGATTGACGACCATGTTATAATAGGAGCATGTCAAGAGAGAGGACATAGGTTCTCTATCATAACTCCTGATGACTTTTTGATCCCACCCGATGATTTAGAATGATTATTTTTAAAAAGATCCGATGGAAAAACTTTCTCTCTACGGGAAATGTTTTTAGTGAAGTGGATTTGCAAGCAGCAAAAACAAATTTAATCATCGGTTCCAACGGAGCTGGCAAGAGCACCATTCTGGATGCTCTTACTTTCTCTTTGTTTGGGAAACCGTTTCGTAAGATCAACAAGCCTCTGCTGGTTAATAGTATCAACGAAAAAGACTGTCTTACCGAAATTGAATTTAGTATCGGCAAGAATGATTACAAAGTGGTTCGTGGGATCAAACCAAACAAATTTGAGATCTACTGTAACGATCAGTTGTGGAACCAAGAAAGCACAGTTGTAGATCAGCAAAAGAACTTTGAACAAAACGTTCTCAAACTGAACTACAAATCATTCACCCAAATTGTGGTGCTTGGTTCTTCAACTTTCGTTCCATTCATGCGTTTGCCTCTGGCACAACGTCGAGAGATCATCGAAGACATCCTTGACATTCAGGTATTCTCCACGATGAATATTCTTCTCAAAGATAAAGTGCGAGAGAATAACGAAGAGATCAAGAACCTTGACTATGAACTTCACCTTCTCGAAGAGAAGATTGATCTTCAGAAAAAGTATATGCTTGAATTGGAGAAGAAGACAAAGGAAGAAATTGACCGTAAGCAAAATAAGATTGCTGTATTGTTAGCAGATGAAAACACACAGCATCATGAAATTGAGCGTCTGACTTCTGAAGTAGAAAAACATTCTAAAGAAATGGAAGCACTCTCAAATTCTTCCTCCAAGTTGAAGAAGTTAAACACTTTTCTCTTTAAAATTCAATCAAAACTTTCATCATGTCAAAAAGAACATCAGTTCTTTACTGATAATCATGTGTGTCCTACTTGTACTCAAGATTCGAGTGATGAATTTAGACTGAATAAGATTGCTGAAGGAGAGGGTGAGTTAAATAATCTTCAGACTGGTATTGAAGATCTGCTAGATGCCATCGCAAAAGAAGAGGAGCGAGAAAATGAATTCGCAAGACTATCAAAAATTATACTTGGCTTCAACTCTTCTATTACTCAAGCGAATTATCAGATTACTTCCATACGAAAAACAATCGGTGATATAGAAACCGAGATCAAAGAACTGGAAGAAACCAACCCAGACAAGAAAGCAGAGTTCGTCAAACTTGAAGGACTTGTTACGAATAAAAAAGATTTGGGCAAGACCTTTGCCGAATACAAGAAAGATCGTGATACACTATTGGTGGCATCGCAGTTGTTGAAAGACAACGGGATTAAGACAAGGATTATCAAAACCTATCTCCCAGCGATGAACCAACTGATCAATCAATATCTTCAGCGTATGGATTTCTATGTAAATTTCACGTTGAATGAAAACTTTGAAGAGATCATCAAATCCAGATATCGTGATGTGTTTTCTTATGATAGTTTCAGCGAAGGAGAGAAAGCTAGGATTGATATTGCTTTGTTGCTTACTTGGAGTGCTATTGCTAAGCTCAAGAATTGCGTGGATACTAACCTCCTTATTCTAGATGAGATCTTAGATAGTTCCTTGGATCAGCAAGGTGGCAGCGATCTTGGTTGGATCCTACGAAACTTTGATGAAAATACAAATGTATATGTCATCAGTCATCGAGAACAACTAGAAGGAAAGTTTGATAGAACAATTACAGCGGTGAAGGAAAAGAACTTCTCCGTCATCCAGCAGACAGTTTCTGAACTGGACTAGGGGTGCCTCCAAGGGGGTGCCCCTTTTGCTATGCTTACCACATCAGCAAAAAACCCATGACCCGCCAAGAAATCAAAGGCAACCTTGCCCGACTGCTAGCAACCGAGAACCTCGTTGTAGAGCACCGTAACTGCCCTACAGCGTGCTTCAACGTTGAGACCCGTGTGCTTACCCTCCCGAACTGGGACCGTGCTTCTAGCGTCGTTTATGATATGCTGGTGGGTCATGAGGTGGGACACGCTCTCTTTACTCCTAACGAAGACTGGACTGAGAAAGCAGATTGCCCCAAAGACTTCATCAACGTGATTGAAGATGCACGTATCGAGAAGCTGATGAAGCGTAAGTATCCTGGTCTGCGTAAGTCTTTTGCTGGTGGATATCAAGAACTGAATGCCCAAGATTTCTTTGGTATTGCTAATGATGATCTGAATACTTACAGTCTGATTGACCGTATCAATCTTCACTTCAAGGTTGGTGCTAGTGCCTTCATCCCCTTTGCTGCTGATGAGCAAGTGTTTGTCACTCGTACCGATGAAGCAGAGACCTTTGATCAAGTGCTTCAGATTGCTGTAGATGTGTATGAATTCAGCAAGCAAGAGAAGGAGATGGAGCAGGTTGATGCTAATGTTGATATTGACCAGACCACTCAAGGTGGGGGTGGTTCCACTCAATTTGGGGGTGATGATGAGCCCGAAGAAGGTGATGCTGACGAAGACCAACCTACCAGCAATACTGATCAGCAAGGTCAGGAAACTGGTTCTGCTACTCAACCGAAAGGTGAGGATGCTGATGCTGCTGGTGATGAAGGTGATGATGAGAGTTCTAAAACTCAAGACGCATTTGATCGTGCTGCTG